GTTCGACTCTGTTTATATAAGAACTGTGATGGAAGTTTATCCGCCCATTCTCCCCAGTCTCCTTCTTCCGCACGCTTATTTATTAGTGAAAGCTGCTTCTTACCATTCTTATCATAGTAATAGCTCTGACCGCCTTTCACAGAAGTCGGGTTGTCGGGATCATTAACGCCTTCTTTAATCAAAGAACCAAACGGGTTATCCGGATCATCTTTGATTGGTTTTAAAACATCCATTTTAGGAGTTCCTTTTTTCTTATTGGTGTTGAACACAACATCTACACCATCCGGCAAGTCATCGGAATAAACCGCCATACCTTTAATGTAATGACTTCCGTCAACCAAAATTCGTACCTGTGCATAATGCGATTCTCCCAAAGACAAATCATCAACACCTCTACGAATTTCAACAACTCCATCTTTCAATTCACCGCCATCTTCGGAATAGCGAATTTGAAGTCGCTTAGAATCCATACTTTTCGGATAAACAAATTTAGGATCGAAGGTTTCTCCATCATCGTGGGACACATAATCTTTCAAAGAATTGATATTCTCAAAATCATAAATTTCTTTATGCTCTGTTCCAGGAGGACAGATTACCCGAAGAGTAGTCTTTTTACCCGGATTTGTTATCTGATCCACTCTACCTCCATAAACAGGATAGCCTTCCATCTCCAACATATAGAGAGCTTCATTCAATTTCTCTTTTGAAATGCCAAGTTCTCTTTCTACACCTGCACCGACATCGATCATACCTTTTTCATCAATTTGCTTTTTGATAAATTCAGCAGTGGTCTTCGCCTGGTTCATGCGAACTTCGGAATTTTCATTCAGTAAAGAACGAACAGATGAATCATTTGCAAACCCCATCTCTTTTGCAATTTCATTTAGACTTAGTCCGTCTTCCCTAAGAGACTTCGCCCTTGCCACATCCAGTGCACGCCTCTCATCTTTCGCCAATGATTTCTGTGTACGATATTGTGTGGTGGTTAATCCCATAGCTTTTGCAATTTCCGTATCACTCATTCCCTGGCTCTTCAACTCATCTATTCGACTAAGAAAATCTCCACTATGCTGATATGGATTTTCACCAGAGCCCCATGGATAGCGTCCAGAACGGCGAGGCATTCCATAATGCATTAAAATTTCTTCCGCAATTGGATTCATAATTTAGCCCTCCTGTTCTTTGATTTTGTTAATTACTTTGTCAAATGTAATAATTTTATCCATGATTGGAACGATGATTTCTGCTGTTGGATTTTCATATAAAATCTGATTGCTCTGATAAATTCTCAACTCTATGTCGATATCAGCCGGTTTAATTTTATACTCCAAACAAAAAAGAGCCGCATATATTTCAAGCTGCTCCATGTGTGCTGGAATGACACCTGTTTTTAAATCGTGAATACGAAGCATCCGATTTCGAAACACGATTGCATCTGTTGTACCAAAGCAATTCTCCGAATAAAACAGGGGCTGCTCTGGAATCATTTTAAAACCAATGGCATCATTCACATACATATTTAATGTTTTCTGTGATTTTGGAAGTTTTTGACCGAGAGTAATACATCTCGCTGCAAAATCGTGAAGTTCAGTTCCTTTTTGAGTTGCCAAAAATTTTGAATATGACTCGGCAACCTTGGATTCATCATAATTGATCCAATGATATTTGCTCGCACCAAGAAAGGCGTGTTGCCCTTCAAGAGCGGAATGCTTGTTGAAGATCATATAACACTTCCTCCTTATTCTCCGGACAAATAAATCTTGAAAACGACATCTCATTCATTCGTCCAACATAATATTCTTGATTTGGTTGTTTCTTGGCGCGTACACTTTTTTTACATTCTAAGGTGGCCCATTTATCGTTATAAAGAATTAACAAATCAGGAATACCCTGAATATGACTGGCATCGAGTTTTGTAACTATGCAGCCTTTGAACATTCTTTTTAACTCTTGAATCAATTTGTTTTGAAATTCACTTTCAAGCATAGATGAGCCTCCTTTCTCCAAAATAAAAGAGAGAATGGCTGTTTTAACCCTCTCTCTTCATAACAGTCTATGTTTTTTTCGCGCGCAAAAAAAATACCAAATGAAAATAAAAAAGACAGGGACTCGTTAAAGAATCTCTGTCTCACTTAACCAATATTCAATTTTAACTATTATTTCTGAGATACCGTATCAATATCCAGATTAACCATAATCCACCAGTACATAACGTGAGTATTACATCCAATATCAATCCGGCTGTACTCCTCTTCTTTTTTCCGCTTTTACTCATTTGGCATATCCTCCCCTATTATTTTTTCTTTGTTATTTCTTTTAAAGATTTTTGTCACGCTCTGTTTTGTCCTTTTCGCAACAACCGAAAGATTTTCTCTAGTGCGTTCCTTGGATTCTTTTTTGTTGCGTTGCAGTTCGTCAAATATTTTTTGACTTTCAATAATAACTTCATCTGGTATGTATCTTAAACATACTGTCGAGCCGATTTTAACGACGGTTCCTTGTTTAGGGTTCGAACCTATAACCTGAGAATCAAAACAGTCCTTATATCGTGGATTTGCTTCCTTTATGGTTAGTTTGCTTGTAGAACTTTTTAGTCCACAATCCTCTAACATCCTCACTGCTTGTTCCAGATCTATTGGAAATCCTTTATGATATAATTCTGGTATCTTAATCTTTTCTTCTGTTTTTTCAGAAGATTTATTCTTTGCATTATTGATAGCATTTGCCACCAAAGGTGTTGCCGCGGTTGCCAAACCAGCAAGTGCACTTATGACACCGATAACATCTGTTGAACCTTTATTATTTTTATTCGTATTATTCGTTCCCAATGTATATCCCTCTCAATCAAGTAATATATGGGCAATAAAAAAGTGCGCCTCCAACAGAAGACGCACCGAAAAAATGCATCTCCCATTGTTGCCACACAATCTCGCTCCGTTTAAGGGTATGAGTAAAGAGAGAATACACTTTTTACCAAAATGAATTCCCTTAAACGAATTTGCGATATTTGATTGTGTGGCACTTATACTATACCATAAACCGTTGATAAAGAAAAGATTTTTTTTATTAGCTCTTGACATTTTCTTCAACCTGTGATATGAGCCTGTTTTCTGAGATCGTCATAAACCATTCTCATCCCATCTTCAAAGTACACTAATATACTCATATACCCAAACGGACGAAAATATACGGATGACCGCGACAACCTCGGATAAATTGACTTGAAATTTTCATATAAACTCTCCCAACTAATCTTGCTCATGATTTCCTCCATTTTTTACTCGTGGCCAAAAACCCACTTTTTTTTCGCTATTACTATATATATTTAAACTTTCTATCATAATAGTTTAAGAAAAAAAGTGGGAAAGTGGGCTTTGAGCCCGCAAACCCGCATAAATACTGGGTTTTTACTGACCAAATCGGGGTTTTAAAAGTGGGCACAAAGTGGGCAAATGACCACAAATTTGACCAAAATCGTCCGAATCCTTTCCCAAAATTTCCCTCATTTCTCAAAAAGCCCAAATAAAAGTGACCAAAGCCCGTTTTTCAAAACTCAAAAGTGGGCGTAATTTTCACCCACCTTCAAGTTTTGTATAGACATTTTTAATAGTTTCTCCTCTGGTAAGGCAAATGTTTCCGGGCAATCGGATGATAAGAATATTGTTTAATGAAAGATTCTCTTCGGAATTTTTTCAAAGACATCCCATATCGAGCCGGAGAGCTTAGACTCTTTTTCTTCTCTTTCTCGGCGTCCGAGAATCCAAACGCTTCATTCAGAGTGTCCGCTATCTCTTTTATCTTGGCTGCAAGGTCTTCAAATGCTTTCGTAATCGTATCAATTGCTTTCTGAAAATCATTCATAACGTCGTACCTCCACGAAAATTGGATTCGGATTTTCTCAAAAAGAACTTGCATTTCGGATCATCTTTTCTGATAAAAGAAACATCATCCAAATACCCATTATGAAAATCTTCAAATCCTTTTAAATATTGAAGATATTTGTCCTTATAAACACAAACTTCTCTATGCTCACATCTAGTACAACTTGTTTCTCTAACTCCATCACACATAAATAATCACCTCCAAATTCGTCCCGTTCGTTTGTCCTTGATAACGATCCGTTCCTCAATATGAAAATCTGACAACTCACAAAGAGCAAAGATAATGTCCAATAATTTGTGGAACCGTTCCTCTTCCTGCTCCATGTTCTTCAGCGCTTCATAGGCAGTCGGGTCTGAATATCCCTCTGCGTTTCTTCGACAATCATTTTTAATACCCATCTCGTCCTCCCCATCGGAAAGAGTCATCCATATAAGTTGTAGACGCACTAATTGCTTTTAATGCTATTACTCCCGCCAGACACACAATTCCGATAATTCCAATTATATATTTCATGTTGTTTCGCCCTCTCCTTCTACTAATTTAACACCGCCATACTCCCACAAATCTTCTTTTAACTTATCCATATCCAACTCTCCATTTTGCCAGCGTTCGTAATATTCCAGAACCAATTCAGTAAATCTCGGAATACGCTTGGCATAGGTCTTTGTCCAATAATGATCCATTAACACTTCCAAAGGGAGAGTCAGGAGTAAAACCATAGCGGTATTTACGGCATCATCCGTAGCTTCCTGCTTAATACGCTCAAGCTCTTTCCCTACTTGTTCTCGTACCGCTATATTGAGCTGTTCTTTTGTGAGATTGTATGTGGCGATTTTCGCTTTTTGTTCTAATTTCTGAGTACGTCTCCTCTCTGCTCGTCCCATCATCTTCTTCCCCCTCATAAATCCAATTTTCTTTTGCAAAGAACAGCGGTATCCCCATCATCAGGGAAAATAAAAAGAACGTTGCATCCCCATCACACCATGGGATTGCCAACGCTCCGCCACACATTAAAATGACTGCATATATTTTATTTTTAATTAACTCCTTTTTCCACATTGTCATTCTCCTTTGTTGATTTGATTATATTTTCTTCAACGGCTTCCATTTTTGTCATAATTCCCGCCTCTCGGAATTTTCCGTATGCTTTCGCTGTTGCACAGTGTTCGATGCATTTCAGCACTCGGTCAATCAGCGAATAAACACATAAGTAAACAGTGATGAACATGATAAGTAGCTGAATAAAAGTAAATATCATTTTGTCGAACCTTCCTTTCCATCAATATACATAAAATATTTCATTCGCTTTTCAAATCCTTTACAAGAGAAAACTTTTCCCCCTTTTTCCCGAACATGTTTAATATGAGTGAAGGTACTGCCTCTGTCTGTTAAACAGAAAATCGTATTTTCTTTATAAAAATTCCAATAGTAAAGTCTATCCGAAGTCGAATAAGATAAAGCGTGGAATTTCTCGAAGTCGACCATTTTCATCAATTCTTGTAATTCGTATAAAGCTTCATTAAATGTCTTACACTGGACATAAATTGTTCCGCTTTCACTTTTTAGAAATTTTTCAAAACCAATTTTATACTCAGCGAATGGAACTTTAGACATCATAATCTCCTCTCTATACTTTCTTCACATGAATATTTACAGTATCAAGAATGCATTCGTCGTTTTCGATACATTCTACTTCCATATTGAGACACTCGTCGGAAAGTATTTTTTTATTGAAATCTTTTCGTATCAGGCAAACTTCTTCGTTCGCAACAACTAAACGAATATCGTTGTACCATATGCGAGGTAATAAATCTTTGACCTTTATCGACACACTCAATCCTCCTCCAAAATTCTATAACAAGATAATTCAAATCGCGGCATAATATTTTCCGGATACATTATTCTGCTAAACTGAGCACCATTCCCGTATTGTTTTTTGAGGCGTAACACATCTGGATGGTTATGTTTATAGGTGGCATTTAATTCCTCTAACGTGTTGTAAAACACCGATTCATAGTGTCTAATCATCTTGCTTTTTACCAACAATAATTTCTGAATACGGTAAGCTTTCAATCCACTCGCAGAATTCTACCCACTCATCGAGTTTATGGTTCTTTCGCATCGGATAAATACCAGCCAGCACTTCATAATTCAGCATAATCGTCCGTTTCTGATTGTAACTGCTTGGAAGAAGCTGGATCATTTGCCACCAGTATTTCTTGTCTTTGGTTTTGAGATACTTCTCTCTACAAAGATTTAAGGAAGGAATTATCCAGCAATATAAAATATCTTTTGGGCTGTAGTATTTATAACATTCATAATCAGAAAGCGAAATATCTTCAAATGTATTTCGTAAATTCTTGTTACCAATCAAATTTTCACAACTGAAATCATCCGGCATAAACTCTTTCTCCGCAATTTTGTGCATCGTGGAACAGGAATTAGCAACGGTTCCCACTTTATAGGTATCGAACTCCTTCCACCAATACAAAGGAGCAGTAATATCCGCATAGACAGCAATCATTCTCCGATACTTTGCATGAGTCGGCCCCCCCGCCGCAAGTCGCATCATCAGTTCATGATCCGCTTTTCCAAGCTGCCACGACTGATCATATGTATGTTCGCAATCATAAGCGGCACAATTTCTACACCCAATACCATCGTCTCCACCTTTACATATACCGCTATCAGATTTCTCCCAACTATTCATCGGATTTCGCATTCCCCTGATGACATGTTCCCATCCCATAATTTCTACATTTTCGATTTTAATCATTAGATTTTTTCTCCTTTACTTCTTTTTGAATGATATAAGCAATACCCTCTAAAGAAGGCATCTTTTTTCCGCAACACTTTGCTGCCGACGGAGCGAGAAATTTATCGGCTTCCCAGCTCCAAGTTTCATAATAGTTGGGTCTTAACCCTGCCATTTTATATACGTCTCCACATCGAAATGTAACTCTAATATGACCACATATATCGATAGTAGCTCGACGCTTATCAATGCTCATGCTATCCTTAAGATCCACCAGATAGTTCATCAATTCATTCATCGCTCTGAACATATCTTCATAGTTGTCTCTGTAAATTATAATTAGTATGTCATTATTCATTTTCGCATTTTCTCCATTTCTGAGAGTATCTCGTTCTCTTCGTCACAGAAGACGATTTCAGACGGATCGACTCGCCTGACCCCATCTGAAAACTCTACAATGCCAAACATCTTACTAAATCCTCCTGCTGGAGCCCCACCCATAAGAGGACTAGCTTCCAAAGGTTTTGAGTAATGTTCCCATGCGTGGAAATATCCAAATTTTTCGCCGACTTGACAAAGTCTGGATTTTAACTCTATTTGCACACTAAGTCCTGTCACTACATTTTCCTCCCTATAATTCTTCAAAAGAGTCGCATTTAGTAAGGTCTAAATTTGTGATATCTTTTCCGTAAAATTCTGAGTCCCCACAGCAACAGTAATAATGTTTAATAAAAGGGTTCTCCGAATCGACTTCTATTAAATCGTTTGGAAGTGGAAAACTATATTTATCACCACAATACTGGCAATCACAACAAAGTATATTTTTCATAAATTTCTCCTTTCTCGCTCCAACTTCACATCAATGGCTTTCTGCAAATCTTCCGGCTTAATATCAAAAATGGACTCCAGGAAGTTTAGACAAATATACGCATCTGCCATCTCTTCCAAGAGTCCTATTCTGTCCCCATACCCTCGAACTTGCTTACTAATCTGTTGCTGAAGCTCTGCGAATTCCTCCATTGCTACTGTACATTTCGTCTTCCAGGAATACTTTTGAAGACTCTTTCGAATGATTCGTTTCCTTTCTTTTTCAGAAAGTTGAATGTCACCTTTTAGTCCTTGAATAAATCTACTTCGATTCATTTTCCTTATCGTCCTCCACAACATCACATCTCTGACAATCGTTATTTGATGCTCCAAAACATCCGCAACAATGTTTTCTCATGTTGTATTCTACCTCGGTTATTTCAACAAATTCGTTGTTTTCCTCTTTGAAGAATCGGTTAATTTCTACCTTGTATCCTTCCGGTACAATCGCATACAGAATTCCGACTGTATCATAATCTCCATTTTTAGAATCGACGAGAAAATCTTCACAATACACTTTGAAAGGCTTACTTTCAGGGAAATATGGCATGGTAATCGGGAATTTTTCCTCCATCACACGATCAATTAAACCGCTATGATACGAAACATTTGGGTTATCCAAATTGATACCGCAGAACCGGTCTACATCTCGATATTTTACTGTCCCATCAGCATACACGTATTTAAACAATGAACTCATGCGCTTACACTGATAATTGACAACTTCTCCTCGATGACCACTTCGATCTCTAGCATCGCTCCAGACATCTTCCGTATCTACAATAGGGGCGAGCGGTTTTCCTTCAATCATGCGAACCAAAATATACTTTGTCATACCGATACTAAATCCAGAATGACCGTCTTCCAGAAGGCTTCGATATGCTTTTAAGGCACTTTCGAAGCAAGCACAACCATAATCCTGTTCTTCCTCTTTTGTTCCGGATGCTTTTCTCTCATGTTCACAGGCGATTCGAACTTCATTCTCTACCCATAATTCCATATTCGATTTTTCTCGGCAGGAACTGATAAGACGATTACGATCATCAATATATTCGTTGGCGAATATCTTTCTCGTATCAGAACCAAAAGATTTTACTATTTCTGGGAGATTAGCGTTTACGGCATCGAATACAATCCCTTGCTCTCTACACCATTGTACTGCTGCGTCCAACTTATCTCCTACTCGATTGGTCCACAGAATCAGTTTATCTCCAGCGTTTTTTCTCTTTTTTACATATTCAATAACATCTGTATGTGGCTTTCCAATCTCCGGCCACTTGTTTTCACATAAAGTTCCATCAAAATCCACTGCAATAATTTTAGAATTCATTTCATTTTCTCCTTCTTACTCTTCTGAATTTATCCACGCTCTTTATCGTACCGGTATTCTTATTGATAATACGGTAGTAAAACTCCGTTTCTTCTACCAGCATCCAATCTTTACAATTAAGATAATGAGCAGACAGACATTCTTTCTGTTCACGGGTTAATTTCTTCGGTTGTTTCATCTTCCTCTCCTTCAAAAAGACATAAAAATAGCCCGAATTCACTAATTAAAAAGAATCCGAGCCAGAATATGTCTAATTCTGTAGTTCATTTTTTTCTTTGATCTCATCCAACTTTGTTTTCATTTTTTCCAGAATATCTTCAATGGTTTTTCTAGTTTTTGGATGCAGCTTCATATACTTACAATGCTCATCATACCAGCCGAATATCTCATCCAGCTTTCCTTTTTGCCAACTAAATGCCCACCAATCACAAATCATCTCTATGATATAATTATATGGCATCTCCAAAATAATTTCTCCCTCTTTCGGATCATCATTTATCAAAATCCAATATTGCCAGTGATGAGGGTTTCTATGCAGATGTAACAACCAAGCTTTTTGATAATTTTGCATAACCGCATAAGAACGATTTCCTCCATAAAAATACGCATCGTAAGCCTCATATTCATCCTGTTCATCTTTGGATTTATCATGTGCAAATTCAATTTGCCATCCATAATCGAATCCATCGACTAGAAGTTCTGGAAGATTTTCAGCAATCCAGTCAAATCCTCTTTTTACATTAGAACGATGCTGAGTTAAATATTGATCGTACTGAAAGCTCATTTGTCCGCTCCTTTCTTCTGAATGGTAAGTTTTCGATAAAGCTCGTATGCTTCCTTTCCTTGATAGGCATTGATGACATCCACTCGCCCGTTTTTCTGACTACCAACAATTAAAACACCAACATCTTTTCCACGAGAAAAATCCCAACTTACAATAACACTATCTGTCGATTTCATTTTTTCTTTTCCTCCCACATAATAGGTTTACGGGAATTCAGATTACAACCGTGTTCTAAGCATCTATTACAAGGATCGAATTTTTCCTCCAATTCCTTGTGCTGACACGTCTTGCAATATTTTTCAAAATTAACTTCTAAATACTCTTCGTTCATAATAAACTACCCATTTGATATAAAAAAAAGAAAGAGCCTGCGATTTTTCAACCACAGGTCCTTTCCGACATAATTGTTTCTTGGTTACGCTTCGATATCCCTCTGAGTGTCCTCAATCAACCCATCGAGTTTGGATTTTACTTTTTCGTATTCCCCTTCCTCCAGCAACTCTCTGAGTTCGATAAGAACCCTCAAAAGTTTTCTACTAAACGCAACAAATTCTTTCATATTATCTTCCATTTACCTGCCTCCTTTAGCAAGCCCTTTCTTTTAAGATAAGGTAAATATACCTTTCATTATAGGGCATGTTATTTTTGCGAATTTTCTGTATATACTCACTCCTTTGGCATAGGCATGTAAGCGGAAATCAGTAATCCGCCTCCCACGCCAATACCAGTCATCATAATAATAGCCCCCAGAATCGCTCTATTCTTAGCAGATGATAAAATTTCTTTACAAGTGTTGATTTTCTCACTCATAAACTTCTTGACACCCCTTCCAGCCTTCTGTAAAATATCAAACATTCTTGATGCCTCCCATCTTTAATATTAACACAAGCTTGGCGGTATTGCTATAAGATTGTTACCACTTCACAAATCTTGTTTCGTTAAAATCCTTCTTCTCCTTTAATGCTTTACTGATTGCTAAATCGATTCCGCTCCGAGATTTCAAGTGATAGTAATACAAATCTTTGAATGGTGTATTCAACCTGTCTATTCGCCCCGCAGATTGCTGCATGATTTTGTAGGAATAATTCTGCGAATAGAATATAATCGTATCAGTTTTAATACAATTCCATCCTTCAGCTCCCGCATTATATTGGACAAGATATACCCAGTTTTTTGATTCCGGAATAGGTTGATGTTTGTGACCATTCCATTCCGCGATTTCAAAATACATAGTATCTGCATATGGAATAAACAATTCTTTTAAAAGCTTCAACTCATAATCAAAATTGTAAAATATAATGGCTCTTGGATGCTTTTCTACAATTTCCAGCAGTGCAAGTTGTCTTGATTCGTCTGTGTTCACAATTTTTCGCCATATGTAACAAAGACCGGCTGCATTTGTAATCGGCTCATTTTTAAATGGGTCCCATCTGGTTCTTCCCACATCTTTATATTGCTCGATACCATACCGCACAAACACATCTTCGTGATGTGAAACTGTTTGTCGCTTGAAATCCATATTCACCAAAATTCGATTTCTTAGACGGATCAATCGTCCAGTGTTTAGATATCGGTCAATCTTTGGAAATTTACTAAATCTGCTATATACCACATGCTCCCGGATGAACTCTGTTCGGTTTTTGTAGAATCCGTTCGCAACAAACACTGGAATATAATCCTGCCATGTATCCCCCGGAGTTGCCGATAGCAGAATCCATTGGTTAGATTTTGCTATCTTTAGGAATGCTTTTACCCATGCTCCTGCCCCAATTACTCTTTGCTCGTCAAATATAAAGAAAGCATTTTTCACATCTGCATACTTTCCAATATTATTCCAAGAATCCACTTTAATTAAATTGGAGTATAAATTGACATCTTTATGAATGGAAAGAAGGAAGGGTGAAAGATCCCCCTCCCATTCCATCGTATCTCTCTTTCTTGCTGTTGTAATGATATATAAATCTTTTGGGGGATCTTCCATTGGAATATATTCCTCCGTTCCTGTCAAACAGCTCGGTTCTCCACCGTTTTGAAGATAATAATAAGCTAAAGCAGTTCTGGATTTTCCACTTCCAACACCCCCGCAAAGTATGCATCCATTCTGCATTTTTTCTACTGCTGCTATCTGATAATCATATAGTTTAACAGCCATCTGGAGTCTCCCCACAAGATACAAATCCGTTTTCAACTTCTGCTCGATACTCCAGAATCCCATGCTCCTCCAAATTCGCTTTAGGTCCACCTATCAGCAATATAGATGCTATCTGTTCGTCAGTTCGGTTCTTCTCCTCACGATAATAAGACCATAACACTTCTTGAACATCTTTTGTAACGCAAATTTTTCGGCAATCAAATTTGGTTTTATCTGTTGTTCTTGCCGATATTTTTCGTGCTACATTTTCATAAAAAGTAGCTAAATCGCAATAACAGTCCTCTTTCTTTAACGATACTGTTTTAATCATATTTGTCATCCTTTCATAAGCTGTGAAACACTCTTCTCATAGTCCATACGTCCGAAAAATACATCATTGTGAACCAGTAATTTTCTCCATTATCATCCGTAGACATCGGTTGTGTAAATACATCACCCACCTTGATATATGCAGCCACTCCAAGAAGTGAAAGCTGAATATAACACATCAAAGCGACAATTTCGTCAATATCCTGTGCCACAACCAATACATGATGCTGAAAATTCAAATTAACTTTTTCTAATTGTTTTCTTGCTTCGTTGATCGCTGCAATTAAAGTAGCTCCTGCCCCACAACAAGAATCGTTAATGGTTATATAGCCTTTCTCTTTCACAACAGCAACAACATCCTCTTCGGTCACTTTTGCCATCAATTCACACACATGATATGGAGTAAAAAATTGACTGTTGGATTTGTCACCCAAGTTCAACTCCATAAAAATACTGCCTAGAAAGTCCTGCTCTGGATTTTCTTCCAAAGCCATAACTACATAGGCAGCCAATTCCGGGAACTGCTCTTGCTCCCGCTTATTGTATTTTTTAATAATTTTCAAATATCGTTTTTCCCGTTCTTCATAGTGGAATTTATCCACTGGATTCGATAAAGAACAGGCAAACATTATGATGAAATCCCGCCATACATCCCATGATCGGTGCTGGTAAGTCAACTGATTAAATGTTTTTAGAAATTGCTTTTTAATATCCTCATTTTTAGGAACTTTATTAGGCTTTGGTATATCTGTTTTCTTAGGTTGTGGCGGAATATTTAGTTCTTGTTTTACGCTACCTACTTTGGGTTTAGAAATAGAAGCAGTTGTTTTCGGTTTCGCTGTGGTTCGCTTCTTTTTCTGATTCCAAAATACCATAGTTTTTCTCCTTTCACGAAAATAGAGGGCTGTTTCCTTTTACCTTAGGACATTTACCCTGCTTGGTGATAGCAAGCACCCTATTTTTATATTTTAGAGGAATTAAACTTCTTCCGGTCCTTCTTCCTCTGCATACTTTTCAGCAAACTCATCCTCTTCGATAGTAACATACATCGTCTTCAGATAAGCCTTAATACCGGTCTTACCATTCACTTCCCAAGAATACGGTCGAATCGTCAAATCAACATTCCGAATCTCCGCATAGTCCAAAGAGGAAATGGATTCATCATCCAACGGTGTTTTTGTTTTTCTAGTAATCATATATACCTTAGGCGGGATATTCTCAAAGCTGACTGCCACCTGGATATAATGTCTCGGTTCTTCGTCCTCGTCTCTCGGAGCCAGCAGTCTTACATTCCATCCATCATTGGAAAGTTTCTCTGCCTGCTCCGGATCTTCGATGATGACACAGAAGTTCCGATTACCCGCGCGATTATACTTTGATTCTTCTCCTCTGAAATTACGAAAGATAATGCGAGCGTTTTCGATAATGATATTTGGTACATTTTTAAAAGCCATGATATATTTCTCCTTTTCTTTTAATTAAATGGTATTTCTTCATCTGCATCTTCTGGAATGTTCATAAAATCCTCAAGTTTTGGCTTTGCAATGTAAGGATCTTCTGAAACAAACCATTCAAAATCGCCATATTTAGATATGGTCTTTACTGCATCATCGACAAGTTTGTCATAATAAGAACGGTCGATAGAATCTTCTTTAGATAATTCTCTAACCATCTCTGATTCCAGCCATCGATACCCTTTTGAGCCTGTAGCAGCATAATACTTTCCGTCTTTTTCTCTCATCAATAAACCGCCGCCAGCCCCCGGCTTAATCGGGCAGAATTGACCAACTCGCCCAATGAAAATATAATTGTGTCCTTCTTCGATACGTTCGAGCAGTTCCCCACAAAGATTCTCGAGAGTTGTATCTGAGAGTAGCCCTTTCTTGTATTGATCTTCCAATTTTGCAAATTCCTTTTCAGAAGAAGATACATCGGGAAGCCCCTCATTCATATCCAAATATAATGCACTGCTTACTGATTTTGTTTCACACATATCTTCAAAGACAATCTCTTCTTTACTAAAAAGTTTCTTAAAGACATATGGAATCTGGAATTGTGTACCGGTTGCGGTCCATTTTCCGTCTTTATACTTGGCGATATAAACAGCATCGTTTACCAAACACATTCTGTCATATGTAGCCTCATGTTCAAAGGTGTAGCCATACCGTTTTCCATAATCCATAACAAACTGGATAATCTCAGGAGTTGCGTCCGGAATCTTAATAGAATCTGTCTTAATATGAGCAACAGTAAAGCCCCGTTCCTGTACCTCGTGTTTGAGGTTAATCATGAACAGAGCTCCTCGTTTGGCTACAATATTATCTTTGTTTCTAGGATCGCGGAATGGATTATCGAAATTTGCAGAAGTAAGACCGTAAACAGAATTGATCGCAGTCTTCAAAGCGTTCGCCAAATCCTTCGCCGTCATTTCTCCATCAATTACTTTCTGAATATACGGTGTCAGCTTTCCATCCAGCATATGATTGACCTCATTCCATGCCTCATGTTTAATGCTGACTCGTCCTTCTACGATATCACGGAATGCTTTGGTAAATTTAACTCCGAACAATACCTCCGCAATCGCACTATGCGGATGCATGGAAGAAATATCTAACAGAGCTACATCTCCATACATTCCTGGTTCTGCATAAACATAACCGCCCTCTCCAACTTCTTCTCCTAGATAAGTAGACTTTCCGTTTTCGTACTTATATCCTGGAAAATATGGCAAAAGACTTCCTTCTTCCCCATGCGTTTGAGACATCATTTCCGGACATGCTTCCGCTAAGAACGAATATGTTTCATCATCAAGATCATGTACTGGCTCTGCTAAGTTACGATAATGAAACTGGTCTTGCGGTTTTCGCTCATTCCCAAATATAATTTTCTGAGTAAGAGTGTTAGTGGTATCATTGACAGTCATTCCAGCTAAATCCGCCAGAATCTGTCTAGCAGTCCAATCCGCTTTCAGATAACGAAACGCTGCTTCCGTAGCAATCACATCGTTATCACAATACTCAGCAACTTTTGTCCACATTTCTTCCGGTACTGGTTGATCCCATGGAAGTCCTAATTCTTGATGATGGATTCCCATTTCAATTTCCAACTTTTTCAAGCTTTTTTTGTTTCCAGCAGATGCAAAATCATATACATCCGTATAAGAAACATTATAGGCTTCTCCAAAGAAACAATTTGGACTTCCACTGATAATCTTTTGCGAAAGATTGTATAATTGCTCATTTGTATAACCCATAAGTCTTGCATAGAGAATGTGATTGTCATATCTCCTACAGTTAAATCCAACCAATCGGAATCGCATCAATTCTTCAATTTCCGTTGGTGTTGGATTGATCATTCGCACAACTGGTTTCCCTTCCCCCTCCATCTTCCAATTTACAAGGAATAAATTTGGAAATACTTCAATATCATAGAACACCAGTTTTGCCTCTTCATTTTTCCCCGCTGTGGAAGGGTCTGCCGATTTGAATTGCATCTTGTTTACCAATTTAATACAATAATCGGCTTGATGTGTACTGTTTGCTGCAAATGCCAATACCGCATTACGCATATCCGTCACATCATAACTTAAATCACTGGAGTAAGCATCTTCCAGTATTTTGTAGATAAAATCGATACTAGGCTTAGTACCTGGATGAATTTCTTTATTCAAATTTCGTTTAATCAGTGTTCTAAGCCCTTTCTCGCTTTTTATCGCTTCAAAATTTACCATTTTATTTTCTCCTTTCATCGGTAAACCAGAGCTAATAGCTGCGATAGGCAAGTCATTACACTTCGTAAGCTTTCTCCGTAATGAGCTTTTGCCTGTGAACACTTTTACTTCAATATGGTCGTCATAAACACGACTTAATTTGTTCACATCTCCCGTATAGATATAATGAAGGTGAACTCCCTTTCCGCTTTTGCTTAACTCTGCATATGTTGCCGGCCACTTACTTGCTTCTTCTACATTCCGCTCAAACGATTTATTTCCGTCTTTATCCGGAATATCAAAATCAATCACAATGTGATTCTCCGGGACTTTAACATAATGGATTTGAGAAGTATTCAAGTCTGACAGTTTGGTTTTTACATTATCCCACTTCATTGACGGAGTTTCTTTTTCCGTTGCATACTGAGCCGGACAATCAGAACACTCTCTATCAAATACAGACTCTATGCTGTCAAAGTGTAACAACGAATGCTTTTCTTCCTGTTTCTCTACAATAGTTTCCTCTTCAAACTTTTCTGTCCGAAATCCAATGTAATAACTTCTTACCCTTGAGCCATCTTCCATATTGAATCGTTCTTTGTAGTCTCGAAAATAGTTTTTCAGTTCTTCCTTAAAAACTCTCTGTGAAAATGGATATCCGACTTTTGCTTCGTCACAATAAGTTTTATACATTTCCCAAGCAGCTTTCAAAGTTGTACCGTTTTCTCTCTTAAAGACATGGTACGAATCGACAATGAAATTATAAAAATCGTTCGAAGCTCCTAACATCGCGATAGGAATATAATCATCATACATTCCAGGATTCTTCAAATAGATTTCTTGGCAGTGATATGCAATTGCTCCAAGCTCAAATTCAATCTGTTTCATAATTGTCTTGTATTCTTTGGGTCCTAATTTATTTCCGGAAGGAGATACATCCACTAATCGTCGTATTAGACCTGATTTTGCGTCCGTTATCTTTACCGGTTTATTTGTACCCATGAATAAAAAGCATTTAAAACGGTTTGAATAAGTAGATTTGAATTTCTCATTTACCGTCATCAGCTCGTGTGACACCAGACTATTCAATCTAGTATTATCTTCAATCCTTGACAAATCCCCATCATGTTGAATAGCCACGAGAGGATTGTTCTTGAATGCTTCCAATGCAAAAGAATTGCTAGATGAACCCAGAGCTTTGGCATCAAAAACGGAATAGTATCCCTCAAAAAGCTGCTGAATAATATTGAGAACCGTAGATTTACCTGTTCCGGCAGCTCCATACAAAACCATAAATTTTTGCAATTTCTTTGATTCTCCGCACACAATGGAACCGATAGCCCATTCAATTTTCTGCCTCTCTGTCTCGGAGTACAAAGTGGACATCAACTTGTTATAAGCAGACAAATCGCCAGCTTCAAGCGGATATTTCAGCTTTTTACTGGCGTAATCTTTTTTGTCAGTCTTGGTGTTGGAGAATATCAATTTATCATCCAGTGTGTGAAAAGAATCCCGCATCTGTTTCTGACAATATTTGTGCCAGGAATCAATCATTCCAGATTCAGCATCCCACATGTGAAGGACTTTAATATCAGAGTCAAAGCGTTGGCGGCTTTCTTCTGCGTATCTATCCAGCTCACGGTCAATCAACTGCAAAGCATCTTGTTCGTCCGTAGACCATAAACCTCGTTCTTCAATCCAGATAGCGTAGAAGTCACCACCTCGAATCATCAGATCGGAGCTTTTTTTAATAATGAACTTTGGATAGATTTCAATTGCACCACGCTTTGTACTACGTGTGGAAATCATCAAAAAGTCGATCATCTCATTTTTTACTCTCCTTTGTCACGCTTTAATTCTTCGATTTTGCTTTCAAGCTTTTTAATTTTTGCTGCCTGCTCCTGTCTTTCAATCTCACCAATAAAAAAATTCATCGTAACTAGAACAGAAAAAACCGCAACACAGTTGTTGAATTTTTGCTGTTTTCTGATAGCTCTTGAGATAACATCTAACCTTCTGTCCGAATTATGTAAACTCCTAAAAATATAATTCATAATCTCACACATTTTACTTTTTTCCTCCCTTCATTCCATTCAAAAAACTGGTAATCGTTTCTAATTTCCATTCTTTTTGACTGTGGTAAGTGAATATAAATTCCTGACCATTTTTCTGGCGTATCCGAATACTATTTCTTCCATTTGGAAAGAATACGTCTATTCGTTCACCCGCATAATCTGGAAAATAATATTCAAACCATTTCATTACTTCACTATGGCTCATAGCGTTCCTCCTAAACATTTTCGTCTAAGTACCAGCACATCTGATACCAGATTTCAACAGTTCTCAAATCGTATCTACTATGGTTTACAGTAAACAGTCCTCCTGAACCATTTCGACTATATTTTCGTTCCAGAAATCTTTGCACAATTTCTTCAATATAGGCTCTGTCAAATTTAGAATCGTTCATAGATCCTAATCCAAGATTTACAATCATATTCCAAAACCACTGTCCAGTTCGGTTTCCCACATCAGGATCGTCCATGATATGCTCTTCACACCGAATAGCAAGTGCAATCATCATTTCCAGAACGCTGCACGTCTTATTGTCTAAATAAGCGGAAATCATGGAGCTACTGCATCCATTCTCATATCCAAACCGATACCTCAAATCAATACCATCTTCCGCCCGATTTCCATCCATCGGAATACTGTAAGTAAACTCAATTTTATGCAGAACCTTCAAAAGTCTTCGATACGATAATTTCTTCGAATATCTGCCATCAAACACAAGCTGACACATCCAATTAAAATATGCATCATTAAGCTCGTTCTTCGTCATCATTCCTCCACTCGATGTGGCATCGTCTTTGTAACATCAGAATAGTTCCTCTGGTCAAGCAGAATTTCGTAATCACACTTTAACCGATCGTTTCGGACAAATACGGAATCGTCCTCATACTCCCCAAAGTGTGTCAAAGATTCCTCTCCAACAATTTCTTCCACATCGTCTACCTCTTCGTTGTTTTCATCCGTCAAGACTTGATCCGCATAATAGGTAAGACTTATTTTTTCATATTCCTCAAATTCACCAAATTCCTCTGGCGAAATAACATACGGCTTTTCCACGAACGGATCTCCTTTCTTTTCCTCCACACTGCGAGAATAATTTGTATAGCCTTCTTTCTGAATGATTGATTTATATTTTTTTAAATCTTCATTTTCTTGAGCTTCATTTTTCTTCAGACCGTCTTGTAAGCCTTCTAACAAACTCTTCCCTGCTTTTTCTACATTTTCTCTTGCGGCATAAGCCGCTTTTACAGAATCAATCTCTTCTTGGGCAATTTGCTCGTATTTTCGCTTGAGTAGTTGCCATGTACATACAGAGCCTATCCCTGCTCCAGCAATAAAAGCAAGAAGAACCCACCTTTTACTGTTCATACTCATCCTCCTCGTTTTTGATTGTCATTACGGTTATTGCTAATCCTCCAAAAAGAAAGGAAACACTCAACAAAATGCCTCCTGTAATATGTCTTTTTCTTTTGGTATCCAGAACGTAGTCCAGTACCGATATTATATTCTCCAGACCATCCATATTAGTGCCCCTTTCCTGTTGACAGAATGGCGATTCCACCAGCGAAACAAATACCAGACATAGCTGCCAATGTATAAGACACAACTGCTAAAAAATTACGCATAATAATTCTCCTTTCCTTACTCGTATCTTGAAAAATAATGATTTCCAACCTGAAACATAGGAACACCGTATGCACTATACTCACCAGCAGTAAAGAACACAACGTCATAATTTGTTCTTGATTCCAATTCTTCATAAACGAGCCCACAAATATCTTTTCGAACCTCACATCGATCAACTCGTCCATTCCACATAGATGAAAATTGATTTGGCTGATAGATAACCTCGTAAACGGTATCTGGAAAATGTTCAGAATCAACTCTGTTTAGTATAGTGTCGATTACAAGTCTTTTTCCCTCTTCACACTCGCCCTCTGCTTCAGCCATCGTAACAAGAGCAATTAACTCCACATCTTCTTTCGACATTTCTTCTATAATTTGTAAGAATTCCTCCGTTTCTTCAATAGCAATCGGAACAACTTCCTTTTCCTCCTGCCAAACCGCAATAGCTGGCTCCGTCTTTTTAACATCCGTTGCTCTGGGTGCTGAAACTTCTTCTCCATGTGAATGAAAGTCCACCATGAAAAACAATAGAATGATACAACATAAGACAGGAACAGCTATTACTTTGATTAACTTACGCATAAAATCCTCCTAAAAAACCACCCCGAAGAATTGGTCATATCAAACTCTTAGGGATGGTTGTAAAATTTTTTCTTACATCAAATCCCAAATATTTCCGTCCACATTGAAATCGAGAAGGATTGCCTGATCAAATCCATTGACATAATCAGAATAACTCAAATTGTCTGCATACAGCCCAAAGTCAATATAATTATCTCCCTTCGGGCTCTCAGGATCATAGACCCAACCTACAATCTGACCAGCTTTTGTTCTTGGAAGACCTAGCATCTCATAAACATCATTCAGAAATACTCGCTTTTTAGCCTTCAGAAGATCGTTAGCATAACGTTCCTGTGCCTTGATAAACATTAAATTGTACTCATTATTGCTTTCCCAATGAGGATTCAAAATAGAATTTCCGTCTTCATCCTGCGTGTATTTCTCAAAGAAACGTGCATATCCGCTGATATCTGCCGGACTCACAACAAAGCCATTTTTCTTAACTTTTTTTTCTTTTCCGGTTTCCTCATCTACAACAGTTTCTTCAAACTTTTTGGCTTTGAGATTATATTTCAGTTCACGATCAACCTCTTCACCGAATCTTTCAATTACTCGATTTCGATATTCTTTAAATCCTTTATCAATGGCCGCATAAGCCGCACCCAAAGCTACATTCCTCTTACGAAGAATATTATTAGATGCAAGAATACTGGTAATTGACAGTGCTCCAAGCACAACAGACGGACCGTATAACTTTGCAAACTTTACGCCCGTCTGAGCATATACAATCGTTAAATCTTTCTTTGCATCTTCGCTGGAATACTGCTCTTTCATAGATTCATCTTCTTCGCATTTATGAATTGCCTCAACATCTTCTTTAGTCTTGTCCAGAATCTCGTTGACTTTCGTTGTCGCTTTACATGCCATTACCGCACTTGTGACTACGCCGATAACCCCCGCTACAACAAGAATCTCCGGACTATGCTTCTTTAACTGAAAACTTGTTTTGCTAAACAAACCGTTCACACTCTTAACAATCTCTGCTTTTTTCATGGTTACTTATTCTCCTCTTCTATATTTTTTAAATGATCAATTAAATGCTGCGTGTACCAAAGGATTTTCTCCAAATCCTGAATGCCGTTTTTCTTCTTCCAACGGCAGGCATATTTAATGATATTTCCGGTATCAGTCGCCTCGACACCTTTTAATTCGTCGGTAAACGCTTCAATGACGTCAATGACTTCCATACCTGTCTTGGACATATAATGCTCCGGATGAGATACCATTTTATCTTCTGATTCATACATAATCTGTTTTCTCCTTTACAATGGTGTAGGTTTAGGTAATTTCAAGATATAGCCATCCCGTACACGAACTGCTCTGCATCCAGCAATATCCGTCCAACCATATTTATTTGCGGCATAGTTGTCATTGGATACATTCGCCAAATCATAGAGGTCTGCGACACTGACAACCTCGTACTGAGCAATAATTTCATTCATAGCATCCAGAACGGATTCTGCATCTCCGCGAGTTTCAAATAAGAGTTCATCATATTCATAACTTGTCCGACTTTTCGGTGCGGCATAATCTTTTTTTCCGCCATCATAATATTTCTGATAGGATACTTTGGACGCTGTAGAATTCTTTTTTGATTTCCCAGCTTCTCCGTACAAAATCATATCAATACCGTTGGTAACTATATCAGAAATTGCCTTTTTAATTGCCGGCACAAGAACATCCATCACAATATACGATTTCACATTGTTGACATCCTCAGAAATGAATACATCCGCAAACTTCTGCATTTCTGACTTCTTCTTAGGCTTCACCGTTCCGGAAATTACTTTCTCTACATGTTTTTCTGGAATAGATTCTTTTCGTTCCTCCTTTGACCTATGGGAATTTGGCTTATATTCCTCCATTAAGTTATCTCCTTTCCACTCACTAGACTAATTTTTCCAGGTAATATAATCTTTGTACCCGGAAGTCGATTGTTTTTCTTTTTAAATTGATATGTAAGATTCGATCGTGCTTTCTTTTCAGAAACCGCTCGTGTAGAAGCAGTCCAACGATTGGCAACACAGTTATCGAACTCCATCACCGGTCCATCATATAAATATAAATTCATAAAAATCACCTCCGGATAAAAGAAAAAAGGGAAAGTACCTTGTTACAGATACTCTCCCTCGTGTTGAAACACAGTTTTCTCTTTAGATTTCTTCGGATTCCTCTTTCTCACTCTCGATGTTCGGTTCATCTGAATCTTCCCACTCAGCATCGATAATCTGCTGTTCCTTCTGAGCTTTGATTTTGGCAATCATCGGTTTACCCACATACTTGTAGATTACAACACCTGCAAGTACAGCTAAACCAACACCGGCCGCAACCTTAAACCCTTTACCAGAACTCGATTTAACGATTTCCTCAGTAGTTGTCTCCATAACCTCTTCATTGTTCATGATCTCATTAGTTTCCATAAATATTCTCCTTTCATTTTTTGAAAATGTGTGATTCTTCTTCCATTAAAGCCATTGTTTTTTTCGCGCGGTTATCTCAAATTACGAAAGTCGTATCTCGGTGCAATTGTGTAATCGATCACCAGACAAGGTGTTCCATCACTGGCTAATTGTGAACTGAAGGATAAGTCGATATATCCGTCATCAATATTCCAACCAAGTTCATCCCCCAGCTTAATATTATCCAAACCAATTTCATAGTAAAAATCATTCAGGGATATATACATTTCATCCCTCATCTGTCGATTCAGCTCACATTCAGCTTTCTTAATTTTCTCGATATCTCCCTTGAAATACCTCCCAGACACCGCATCATAGCAAAGTGTATTTCCTTTTTCTGTAATGATTACTTCTCGTGTAACCACCGGATTTTTCTCAACTTTGTCTTTTGCAATAGCATCCTTTACAGCTTCGTTTTTCTTCTCTCCAAACATCTCTATTACTTTTTCCTGATAGTCTTTGAGAGCCGATTCCGATAAGGTGTAGGCTGTTGCGAGTGCTGCGTTTCGACGAACGTTTACCGAACTAGCGCCGATTAAACATGCAATGGAAAGTGTCCCCGTAAGTGCTGCCGGAACATAACACATCCATGTTGTTTTTATCAAATCTACGGCCTCGAGCTGATTAACACCGATTTCCTCTTTTCTTTCTTCGATAAGAATAAGAGCCTTTGGTGTTGCACGAACCGCCATAACAGTTGTCGTAATCATGCCGGCAATACCAATGCCTGTAAGAATTTCTGGACTATGTTTTTTAATCGATGTTTTAAGCAATAAAAAGCTTTTTGATAATTCTTTTTTCATTATCTTCCTCCTCCGAGAATCGTTTTTGATAGCTCCATTACCATCTGAAACGCCTCGTCTTTCGTAAATCCGGCCTGAATATAACTATCCATCACTTTTTTCGTTTCACGAGCCGCCTGTTCCATAGCCTCTTTCTCTTCCAGATTTTTGATTTCCTGTTTGAGAAGCTTGATCTCGTTCTCTTTTTCAAAAACCTCCTCCTGTAAGGATTCTTTTGTTACCTCTTTTGAGTTTCTTCCCCCACAGTAATTTCTATAAGAAACCTTGCTTTCACGGGGCACAGGGCCCCTGGATTCCTGCTTAACCAACCAGAATTCCGGACGAACTCCATGAGAGTTCGAAGCGTTGTTGGAGTTCGCATTGCCATAGTTGGACACAAGAGCGAAACCAGCCGAAGAAACTTCTTCTTTTGTTGCATTTCTCAGCCAGCCCCATGATGAATCATTTTTAAAATAAGCAACCCTGTTCTTTCGTTCCGTCATCAACGGAAGCTGCTCGTCAGTATCGGGTTCTAAATTGTTATTATCCCATTCGTCTTCATGCCCCACAATCTGTCCAACAGTAGGAAGCGTAAGACCATAAATCTTATCACGCAGTTCCTCCGGGAATGTCATAAGCAGAACCGTATCCATCCACTTTTTCAGTTCAGACTTTTCAAAGCCGCCTTTGTTTGTATTTTTGCTATTCATCGGACGACGAGTAATATACTCATCAAATATAAACATGATTCCTTCATCCGTAACCTTGTGAGCAGTTGCGCTAAACTCGCCAATCTCTGCTAATGGAATAATTACCTGATCTCCTACCTGAATGTTAGCTGTTTCAATTTCCTGTTTTCTTAATACCTTCATGATGTTTTTCCTTTCGAAAATATAAAATTTGTGGTTATAAAATAAGACCAAGAAGTGCCTCAGCCGTATTTTCTGCAACTTGAAATATAAGATTATTTGCCTGATTTCCCGACATATGAAGAAAAAATTCCATTTTTAAAATAAATCCTTCTATCACAAAGTCGGCTTCGGTCAATGGATGATCCATAATAGTTAAAAGAATCTCATCAACTGCCCATCTTTCATATGAGCGTTCCATAATGGCTTGTTTAGACCAATTTGACCTCGGTTCGAATAAATATTCGTTTGCATAGCTTATAATTTTTTGAATCGCTTCATCGTTCATATGCACCTACTCCAAACTAAAAAGAAAGAGCCCTTGTTAGGACTCCTCTTCGTTTTCGCTATCTCGTTTGGCAAGTGCCTCATTTACTTTCTCTTCGATTCTCTCATCCATTTTCTTTTCGTTCACCCAATCGGTAAGGATATTCACTCCAAACCCAATTACGGTAACCGCAATACCAATAGTTTTGATAATTTTTCCATTCGTCATAAAGCATTAGCCTCCTTTCATAATACGGTTTGTAATTTTTGCGAATCACTCAAATTTACTCAATGCCATCGTATCAATGATGATACATTCCAGCCCATCTTCCAAAGTCGTTTTATGATTATCAAAATCCAACCAGTAACAATCCATTTCTTCTACCATATAGCTGATATCCCATCCGAGTTCATCGCCTCCGTCTATGCCTTCGACACCTAAAAATGACAAGTATTCATTTAATGAACAATCGCCTTTAATGGAAAGATTCCGATTTACATGATATTGAGCGTTTAACACCGCTGCCATTGTGGTTCTAAAATACTTCTTTGAGGCAAGATCATAGAAAAGCAACCGTTCACTTTCAGAATCCATGTCCATGTTGTAAACCTGATAACCCCAGTCGTAGGAAGACACCATGGCATCTTTCGCCATTTCCGCATGGATTTTATCATCCGCATCCTCTCCGTAAACTGTCTTGGCTGACTTCCGATATTGCTTATAGGATTCATTGAGCATAACGTATGCACTCATCAAAGAAGCCTGTTTCTTTTGATTTAATGCATTCGCTCCAAAGATACAAGCAATAGTTGAAACTCCCAGCAGTACAGAAGGAATATAAGTCGGCCCCGCTACTCGGACGATTTCTAATTTAGTTAGATTTTCGCCCTTCTCCAGCTCTGCCTCTTTCAACAGTTTTATTGCTTTAGGGGTTGCCTGAACAGCCGTAATGGTTGTTGCAATGACTCCAATAGAAGCTACTACCGTTAAAATTGTCGGAGATGAGCGATATAATTGACGCCCGACTCTTTTCAAGATTTTAACTTTTTGCATAATGTTCTCCTTTCGTTTTATCCTATTCCATGGCATATAACAGATCTTGAATATTTTCTCCAACCATCTTAGCGGTGGTAAATATAGAACTGTTCTGTTGATTCATAGAAGCAAAGTCATCCATTTTTTCTGTAAATGATTGAGCCATCGCTTCTAAATTTTTTATGGACGTTTGGGTCTGGGAAAAAATATGATCAGCTACATAATTTCGAAATTCTCCAATCGCCCACAATGTATTGCTCACCCTAGTGAACTCTTTCTTGTCGAATACCGGATTTGGTAACCATTCGTCCATTTCGTACATATCGCATAGAATCAACGCCAATTCGTCCAAACTCAAATTTCTGACCACCTCCTTAAAATCCCCCTTTCTTGATTGATAAAAAAATAAAAAGAGAACCAGTATCGGACTCGAACCGATTACCTCCACGGAAGTGTGGCGCTCTACCAATGAGCTAACTGTTTCTCCATAATAGGAATTGTAAATTTTGCGAAGTAAAAAGAAAGAGCCATTGCTGGCTCAATCCTCTTAATTTAAACCGATTTTCTTCAGAATTATCATGAGTTCTTCTTTGCTCATATCCGCATCAATACTTACATGTACGTGCGCTTTCTCGTCTGAAATCGAAGCATTCAACTCGTTTAACTGGATATCCACGTTATATCCCAGTTTTTTATGTAATACCCCTTTTGCTAATTTCGAAAGCAACATCCGTGTAAATTTTGAGCTGATTTTCATTTCATCCATCACCCTTAAACCCCTTTCGCTTTTAATCAGTTTTCCATAAAAGGAGCTGTGATTTTTGCGAAGTAAAAAGAAAGAGCCCTTGCTAGGACTCCTCTTCAACAAACGTACAAAAATCATTTATGGATTTCTTCAATTCTTTCTTTTCCTTCCATGTGTAATATACCTCTGCTCCGATACATCCAACAATAGTTAGAGCTGCACCTATTCCTACGCCAATCAAAGTATCTCTACATCCTTTGGTGTAGCAAGCATTTGCAAACCAACTTAATGCTTGAATGTCCTCATCAGGTATGTTATTCGTTTTCTGGATTTCCATAGTGATCTCCTTTCATAAATAAATCTTTGTTTTCATAAAGGAAGATGTAAATTTTGCGAACTAAATATCCCGTCTGTCAAAAACAGTCTCCCATCGTTCCCTCTTAATCGGCTTCATTTTTAAAGCCCACATAATCTGGCGAATCGTTACAGTAGGATAAAGCCCGTCCGTAGCCATCCCTGAACGCATATCAAAATATTTCTTAAAAAGTGGGTGTAAATATAAATCATCTGTAATCCATGGGTCTACTTCTCCCCACCAGGTACTCTTCGTTTTCCCATCAAATCGCTGCTGGATAACTGCCAGTCCCTTTTCTCCGATTTGAAACAATGTGCAGCAATGATAGACCGGATGATTACAAAAATATACTTTCCCGTACATCGATAAATAGATGTTCGGCTTTTCATAATGGTATCGCATCATTTATTCTCCAAAAAGAAAAAGCCTATGCCGAAGCATAGACCTTCTCTCAATAATATTTTTAGTCATCAAATAGCTTACATGACGTTTTGCAATACGGATATGGTCCTCCGCAGGCTCTGCATCCGGCTGGCGGAATATCTCCTTGTTCCATATCGAGCATTTCTTCCGTCCATTCTACTTCTTCATCGGACTCATACTCGTAATCCTCTTCGTCCACCTTTAATCCACACGATGGACAGATATAAACTCCGCATCCAGTCTTCGGATCTTCTGTTTGCCTCATGACGGCTCCACACCGATTACAAATCGCATATCCGTTATTCAGGTACTCAATCAATTCAATACCTTCGGGTTTGATAATTTTGTGGCTCATAAATATTATCTCCTTTCGTTTTTCGAAAGAACCGCTATTATTGTACGGTTTCTTCCGGTGTACGGTCAAGAGACAAAGAGCTCTTTGTAGCATCTCCTTTCCATAATAGCGTCTGTAAAAATCACGCAAAAACGAAGAGGACATGTATAAATCACGCCCTCCTCATTTCTGACCGGTTAATTACTTCTTTGTCGGTCTAAAACGATTGAACAATCCTCTGAATGTTATTGAGGTATAGGTTCCCGTTTCTTCAAACTTAAATCCTTTCCGCATCCAGTTGCCATAGAACATCAGTGGTATGAGAAGCTCTGCCGCTGCAATCCCCAGTTTGAAATATCGATCCTTCACTTGCTCGTCAAGCTGAGAACGCTTATACTGCTCATCCTGTACGTCAGCTTTGATCTGTTCGTCCAACTGTGATTTCTTAATCTCGTTCTCTCGGACATTCGCTTCACTTTCCAACGTACGCCGGCTTCGCTTATCCTCTGCGTCCAGCTCACTTTTAGTTTCCTCAATTCTCAAACGATACAGCTTTGCCAGATCCTCTATAGCCTTTGATTTCTCTTCGCTACCCGAATTCAGAGAAGATATCGCCTGAATCTCCGCTGCTATCTCCTCATTCAGTAATTCTTTGATGTTTTCACTCATTTTAGTTCTCCTTTCGTGAATTCATTAACTGTTCCATAAAAGGACTTGTTATTCGTGCGAAATATAATCTTTGATGTTGACTTTCAAGACTACATATCTTTTCTTATATATCGCATCCGCTCCCTTATGGGACAGCTCCAAAAACAAATAAGGTCCGCTGTCCGGATCAGATTGATCGATTCGCAGCGAACCAACGACATCCCTTCGGAATACCTGTCGTCCGAAAACAATTCCGATAATGATACCAACAATCATGCAAAGAATGAGCTCCATATTCCATCCCGCCTTTCAAAAAGATTTTTCTAAATTTCCCACCCGGGATTTTTTCAAATATCAACATAGCATGTCTTTCAGATACCTTGGTACTGTGTTTTAACCTAGGATAAAAAGAAAGAGCCATTGCTGGCTCAATCTTTATCGGTGTTAAATCACTTGATCGACAACGGTTTTTAGTTGCATCGCCGCTGCTTTCGCATCGTATGTTTTTGATAACGACATCGTTCGGTTTCCATCCGCTAGTAAACTAAACGCTTGTGCTCTTTGTACTTGTCTAATTCCCAACGCGGCAGGTACCAACGATAGCATTAAAACGCCTCCCGCAACGACTGTAAAAGCTGTGGCATAAGTTAAAACCTTGTTCTCAGTATCCATGAACTTAACCTCCTTTCACAATAGGAGATGTTATTTCTGCGTTCCATCGCCCTCATACACGATCTTCTTCCTCATGTCGGACCAGGCAATATATCGTTCTTTCCGACACACAGGGCAATGGAATTTACACACCTTTCCTCCGATGTCCACAACCTCTTTGCTGTCCGCCTCCAATCGACTCTGGCAATTCGGACAGTTGAAGCGATAGACTTTCTTGACTGCTATGTCTACAATCTTCATTTCAATCCCTCGCTTTATTCAGTAACCAAAAGAACCGTCTGTACAAGTTGTAATAAACATCCTTGCAGCATGGAATATTTAACCTAGCTTTCAATATATCGTAGGACCACCCTTCGGTTACGCCTTTTAAAATATAATTAGATAGTTCCGCATCTGTCGCAATCGCCGTTTGCTCGACCGTCTTCATACGCTCTAAATAGTGAGATCGAGCTTCTGCACATCGAGCAGTCGGATCGCCAACCACCCTGTTCTTTGAAAATACTTCCATATCAGAAGGCCGCCGGCTAAGCCCATCCAGGGCGGCGTATGCTTTCTTCCATATCGGATACTGTAAACAGAAATGCTTCAGTTCATAGTAGCGATGACGTTCAATCCAATATGGATTTTTCTCAGATAATTCCGGGCGAATCGTTGTTCCCATATTAACGCTTCTCTCCTTTCCATAAATATCCGGTTTCTTCCCAGAGCCGCTTCGGAGAAATATAAAAGTTAATGCGTCCATACTTCGAATTCATCTCTTCAATATTGGTAATCAACTTTCCGTTTCTAGTAGCCTTTCCAATAGGAAGCCATCCGGATATGATACCGGCTCGAACCCAGGAAGCATCTTTCCCATACACCCTGGCAACGACCGCTACCGGAACAGACCCCGGCGCAAATATAATTTCTTCCATTGGCTGTTACCTCCTTTCAACGGCTATTCTAGGATAAGAACCGCAATTTGTTAAAACAACCTCAGTGGCTATTTACATTGACTGAATGAAAAACCACAGTTAGAATGTAAAGTATCGAAAGGGGAACTATTTTTAAAGGGATGGAGGTGATGGTCATTGGTCAAAAAGCAGTACGTCTCTTATTCTAAGTGCTTTAAGCCGAAAGAGGAATCCAAACTTTTACCCGAGTACCTGGTTTTCCTTCTGAAGAATAAAGACACCAAAAAGCCTATGAATTACAGGCAATGCTACACAAAGTAATTCATCACGAGAAGCCGCCACCAACGGCTTCTTTTGATTTTTAACCATTCTCCATCCCTTTAAAAATAGTTCTCCAAACGATAAAAAAGAAAGAGCCCTTGTTAGGACTCCATTCTCTTGAAATACAATTTTTGTAGTTTTGCTCTCATTCTTGTCAATTCAATTTGAATCGCTTCTGCCTGACCAAAATTCTTACATCGTAAAAGCATATCCTCGAATATACGAATCTTAGTTTGTAAGTGTTTTTCCTCTTTTGACATCCTGAATCTCCTTTCGATTTTGTCTTTCACAAAAGGAGTTGTAATTCTTGCGAATTCTTCCATCGAGCCATCGTCATCTCGCATGGATAATCTTCATATCCATATGTCTCGCAGGTAATGAATCCCTCTAGTACGCCACGAATCACTTCGGCTTCGTACTGCTTATAACGGGAAATATAATCCGGCAATTCTCTGCGTATCTGTCCGCAGGAAGGACAACGAAACCGATTTACTTTTACCCATGAAGTTTTTCTTCCTTTAGTCCGAACAATTCTCAATACATTATCGTACCTCTTTAACCTTACTCCGCAATTCCGGCAGGTTAATTCCTCATTGCTAACCATATATCCATCCCTTTAAAAAGTTTAAGTGTAGGAGTTGACAATTCCTACACTATCATATATGATTACTAATGATAAATCAACCTTGCCGCACAAAAATCTCGATTTATAAAATATTTAAGGAGGTATTGAGAATGTTGATAAAATGCCCCGAGTGTGATCTACAGGTTAGCGATAAAGCTACTTTCTGCCCGCATTGTGGCTATCCGCTACAACCCGATATCAAACAACGAAAGCCTCGAAGCAAAAATAACAAGCGAAGGCGACTTCCTAACGGTTTCGGACAGATAAGCGAAATCAAAAATCGGAATCTCAGGAACCCCTTTCGAGCTATGGTCACAGTTGGAAAGACATCCACCGGACGTCCAATATGTAAACCATTAAAACCGGAGTCATATTTTCCAACGTACAATGATGCATATACGGCCCTGGTGGAATACAATAAAAACCCGTATGATCTGGAACCAGATATTACGATAAAGGAACTGTATGAAAAATGGCTCAGTGAATACTTAAAAGATGCATCTGATACTTATATACGTTCTGTAAATTCCGCATGGACATATTGTTCTTCCATATACGATATGCGCGCAAAAGATGTTAGGGCTCGACACATTAAAGGATGTATGGAAGAGGGATTTCGAATCGAAACGAGAGGAAAAAAGAAAGGAGAAAAAATCCATCCATCGCCAAGTACAAAATCCAGAATAAAATCTTTATTTAATACTATGTTTGACTACGCTCTTGAGTATGAAATCGTTCCTATGAATTATGCAAGAACATTTGAAATTTCTGGAGACATTATTGTTGAAATAGAGAAAAACAAGAAAAAACACTTTCCATTTACCGATGATGAAATGAAAGTTTTGTGGCAAAATGTTGATAATGTAAAATTTGCTGATTGGATTCTCATTCAATGTTATATGGGTTGGCGCCCGCAAGAACTCGCTACCTTACGGTTGGACGAGGTCAATTTAGAAAAAAGGTATATGCAAGCTGGAATGAAGACAGAAGCAGGGAAGCAACGGATAGTTCCTATTCATCCAAGAATCCTAAAATTCGTTGAACGTAATTATAAATTTGCAATTTCTATCAATAGTGAATATCTTTTTAATGATAAAGGACAGACACATTCCGGTTCCTGGTCTGTAACGTACGACAAATACGCTAATCGTTTTGAAAAAGTGATTAGTCAATTGAATCTAAACCCGAATCATAGACCTCATGATCCACGAACAACCTTTGTTACGATGGGAAAAAAATCCGGTATGGATGAGTATGCACTTAAAGAAATGGTTGGACATACCATACAAGACATAACAGAATCTACTTATACTGTCCGAGATTTGGAATGGCTGAGAGAAGATATAGAAAAAATAAAATAG